ATGGTTGTGAAAGGTCTAGAGAACTACAAAATCATGGACCAGATGTACTTACAGCAATACCCAAAGCAGTATAAAGCCACTAGAAAGTCAATTCAATACAAGTACTTCAATAAATTACTTAGTTACCTTACAAGAATAGATGTAAAAAACTTTGATCCTAAGTTTCAAATAGGAGATTCTTATGAATTAATGCATAATGTCTATATGCTAGAGAATCTAATGTTCTATTATGAAGGTTTAGAACAGTATGAGAAGTGTGCAATTATAAAAAGTTATGTAGAACTTCTTGATTCTATAAGGGTTCCTCAATTAATTTAAGTAAGTTACAAAAAAAACTTACGGAAAAGTTGTTTCCCAAGGGAAAAGTACCTATATTAAGGTATAATAATTAATTAAAATAAAGGTTATGTATTTAGATGTTAATAAGGCTTATTCGTCCTTCAATTCGAAACTTGCAAAAAACGAGAAAAATGACTGTTTTGTTAGAGCATTAGCTGTTGCTACTGGTAGTGCTTATGAAACTGCTCATGAGAAAGCTAAATCTAGCTTTGGTAGACCTGATAAAAAGGGTACTCCTAGTGAGAATATCATAGCTCAAATGTTAAACTATGAGCAAAGTGGTATGACTATAGGTGATAATACATATAGCGTTACAGTGCTAGGTAATAAAGATACTAAGAACGTATATAAGTTATATGGAGAAAAGGTATTAAGACAAAAGACTCTTAAAAGCTTTATAGAGACTCATCCTAAAGGTACATATATTGTAACTGTTGCCAAGCATGCTCTAACTGTTAAAGATGGAGAGGTAATGGATTGGAATAGTAATAAGTTCTTACCTACTAGAAAGATACAAGGAGCTTATAAGATTGAGAATAAGGTAGTAGATAATCAATTAAAGTTATTCTAATGGGTAAGAATCGAAACGTAATCAAACTCTCCCGTATTACTCCAGAACGAGCTGAAAGCTTTATATCTGTAGAAGAAGATCAACTAGATACTCCAGCGTATTATTTTACTATAACTCCTTCTACATCTGATGTGTTTACTGCTGAAGATGGTTGGGAAGACGTTAAGTACTACACTAATCGATCCAGGAATATAGTTATACCTAAAGGCCTTACTAATGCACAATATATCTATATTCTTACTAATGATACTATGCCGGGTCTGGTTAAGATAGGTTTTACTAAGAATAAACCTTCCGATAGAGTAAAGCAGATCAATGCCGCTACCGGAGTTCCGTTAGACTTTAAAGTTGAGTATCAATACCCATGCTTTAATGCTCATGATCTAGAAAAAGAAATACATGCTTATCTAGAGAAAGAAGTCGGTAATAGAACTAATAAGAAAAAAGAGTTCTTTAACATGACCGTAGAAGCAGCTATTGCTGTAATTGAAAAGATTGGTGAACCTTATAAAATGATAGATGATGAATAAATACAAAATCGCTGTGCGACTTGCGCTTTTTTGCGCTGCGGCGATAGCCGTATCTTGTCAAAAAGAATCCCTTCCTCCTGCCGACATATGCACCAACGGCGAGTGCGATGCTACAATGGTTTTTCCTGTACAAAGGGATGTTAATGGATATTACCATATACCGTTAGATTGGTCGAGAGAGTATCTTCCGTACTTTTCCGTTGATGTAAGAGCATCACAAGTTATTCCGGAGTTTAGGTATAATGATGAATCAGTGGTAAGAGCAAACTTTGATAGTGATACGTCATGGATTATCGGTGACTCTTTAGTTATGACAGTACCTATCTTTAGACCTTTTACAGGAGATTGGAATCAATCAGGTAGTCCTTTACCGGTAGGTTGGCAAGACATAAGTCTCAATCAGTTTGCAGGTATAGAAGTTAATATAGCACAACCAACTACTATATACTTTAGTAAGAAAGGTCAAGCTATGGAATCTAGAAGGGTGTTAGGACCGTTTATTCCACAAATGATAGGTGATACTATTACCGTTGCTATGAAAGTACAATGGGATGCAGGTATGTATTCCGTTACTAAAGACAACTATATAGAAAAATTTATTATTGAATAGTTGATTCTTTGAAATATTTTTATTATCTTAATTAATATTATTATAATATATAAGATATATGATAAAAGATAATATATAAGTATATAAATATATATAAATAATTATAAAATTAATCTAATATGTCATTGACAAAAGAAAAAATCCAAGCAAACTACGAAAAGCATCTTAAAATAGTTGAAACTTATATTACCGAACGTAAGGATAAGGTTTTATCTATGATAGATTCATTCCAAGAAGACTACGCAATAGCTCCTGCTAGTGGTAAGACATGGTATCATAATGCTTTTCCAGGTGGATATGTCGATCACGTTAATAGAGTTGTGGAATATGCAGTGAAGCAAATGAGGTTATATAAGGAGATGGGTGGACAGATAGATTTCACCGAAGAAGAACTTGTCTTTGCTGCACTATTCCATGATTTAGGTAAGTTAGGAGATGGAGATAGAATGAACTACCTACCTCAGACCGATAAATGGAGGCAAGATAAGTTAGCAGAAATGTATACAAACAATCCAGAGTTAGATTTTATGCTAATTCCAGACCGTTCTCTGTTTGTATTACAGAAATTCGGTATTGAGGTTACAAAAAATGAGTTTTTAGGTATCAGATTACACGATGGTGTGTTTGATGAGGCTAATAAAGCTTATTTCTTCAGTTATAATCCTTCTTCAAGGATGAAAACCAACATAGTTAAGGTTCTACATACAGCAGATTTTCTTGCTTCACAGGTGGAATACGATAACCACGTTGGACTAACAGGATTCCAACCTGCTAAAGTAAAAAAGACACAATCTTCAACAGGAAGACGTGTTAATGCATCGGATGGACTTGCTAAAACACTTAAAAATCTATAAATGCAAGATATTTTTACAATTTATAACATAATTTCCGGAATATTAGTTGGTATTATAATTATTTTTCTCTATATTTTAAGAAATCTACTGTTGAAAGTGGAAAAATATGAGGATAGAGTGGAAGGTTTACAAGAAACTCTTAACAGAATTCAAAACACAATAGAGGATTCAAAAAAGCACCTTAATCAACTAGACGAACGTGGGGTTTTTCAGTCAGATGACGAGGTCGGTTATTTTTTCGAACAAATGAAAGCAGTTCAAGATGAACTAGACCGATTTACAAATGCCCAGAAAGAAAAGCAAAGCTAATTACTTTACAAAAGAGACAGAAGAATATATAGTCAAATATAATAACTCAACTGACCCAGATTATCGAGCTAAGATATTCACAGATCACATATATTTACCGTTTTACAAGTTAGCAGAAAACATTATACACACATTTAAGTTCTATTACACAGATGTTGATAAGATTGAGGACTTAAAACACGAGTTAGTTTCTATATTATTAGAAGAAAAGATTATGAAGTTTGATCCAACCAATGGAGCAAAGGCATATTCTTATTTCGGCACTATAGTTAAACGTTGGTTAATCAACTATAACAACAAAAACTATAAAAGACTAAAACAAATTGGTTCTTTCTCTGAAATGGAAGAATCTTATGATGCTAAAATTAGCAAACAGATAAATGAGGATGCAGGAATAACGTTAGCTACATTTATGGACCGTTGGGTTGAAAGTACTTACGAAACTTTAGAAGAAACTTTTGTTAAAGAAAGTGATAGAAAAATAGCAGATGCTGTTTTAACTATATTCAAAACCAGAAACGACTTAGACATATTTAAAAAGAAAGCTCTCTACATCTACATGAGAGAGATGACCGACTGTGAAACACCAGCTCTTACCAAGGTTATTAATATTCTTAAAGAAGACTTTAGAGAAAAGTATTTAAAGTTACACGAACAAGGTTTGATCGTCAATAAAATAACCTAATCTATTTATAAATAAACAATTTATGAGTTTAGATAAAGAAATATTTGACGGAAAAACTCTATCTGACCTCTTTTCTGAGATTCATAACAATTCAACATCTACTAGAGCTCAAGTTAAAGCTCTTATAGGTGAGTTAAAACCATTAATAGAGAACATCGGAGATGCTACTTTGATAGTTCCTATGATAAAAGAATATATGGAGATAGGAGTAAAAAACGATGAAGCACTCATCAAACTTGCAACTATCGTACAAAGAATTGAATCTGCAAATGCAAAAGGTGATGGAGGAGACATGTTTGACTTCTCTGAATTACAAGACCTTTTAGAAGAGCAGGATGAAATAAAAGAAGAGGTAGAAGAGGTAAAAAA